TGATGTCGCCAATTATATCAGCGTCTTCATCAGACCAATCAATAGCAACTTCTGCTTTTTGGTCTTCTGGAATTTCAAAATCATAAGAATATGATTGTCCATCAGAGTTTAATGTGATTGTTCCTGATGTTAATAATTCCATTCTCATTCTTTCTAATGTAACATAAGCAGATTTGATTAATTTAATTTGGTCATCAAATATCTTAGTTAATATAGCATTGATGATTTCAGGTTTATTAGCATCAATAACAGTATTTAATTGTTGTCTTAATTCTTCATCTATATACATAGATTCTTTGAAGAATGGCATTTTTTCTCTATATTGTTCAAATCCTTCTCTATCTCTACGAATAGTCTTAGAATCGAAAGCACTAAGTCTTAAACCAACTGGTTGGTCATTAGCACCTTTTATCCAATCTAATTGGATTCCTAATTGTTTTCTAGCAGGGAATAGAGTTTCACCTAATAAAGGTTGTGCGTTTACGTTTTTCTCTAACCAATATGCAACCATATTGTCACTTGATAAAAATTCATATAAGTTCATTCTATATTGCACTTCCTTCCACAATAACGATTCCAGCTATATTTGCAGTTGCTAATGCAGTTGCAACAGTAGAATCTAATTTTAATTTGTCTACGCATCCTCTTATAACTAAAGTAGCGTTTCCTTTTCCATCTCCATCTAATTTAACATCATGAAGATTCATTCCTACAGCATTACTTGTTCCCGCTGTAAAAGCAGTATCTCTCTTTAAAATGTTTCCAACAAGAGGTTGACCTGCTTTGATTGTAGCATTGGCACTTCCACTAACTACAACAGGTAAAGCTAGATAATAACTATCTTGACCTATCATAATAGTCTTACGAGTACCGATTTCACCTACTTTTCCCATTTGTCATTTCTCCTTCTATTTTTAGTTTCTTTTAAAATAATCAACAGTAGATACATTAGCGTTCATCTTCTGTGCTAACTCTTTACCGAAATTTTCTTTTTTAGCTCCATTTGATGAAGAGCCTTTTTGTTTACCCATATCACCTAATCCATTTTTCATACCGTCTTGTTTACCTTTTTCATAAGCATTTTTGATTTGCTTACTTACATAAGAGGTTAGATTATGCGATACATCCTTATTTAAACCTGATAGGTTATCTAAAAAACTAGCATATTCAACGTCGTTGTCTTTGATTTCTAACAAAGTCTTAGCTTCGGACATACTAGCTATTGCATTACTCTTGTTACTTTCTAATTCTAATGCTTTTAATTGCTCTTGTAGTTGATTTATAAGAGCTTGATTTTCGCTAGATTCATGGTTAGCATTAGTATTAACCGTTTGAATTTCGCTTTCTTTCTTTGTTAATTTAGCTTGTAAATCTTGTATTTCTCTGTTATACTTGTTAATATCCACATAATTGCCTGTAGATAAATCAGCTAAATTTTTTCCTTGTAAAGCATTATTTATATCTTCAATAGACATATCTTCTTTATATGCTTCACCTAATAATTCTTGTAAATTCATAATTTCCTTTCACGTGGTGTTTAAACAAGTTCTCTCTTGAACACGTCCTATCTTCTTTAAACCTCGCATAGGTCGAGGAATTTATAATCACTCTTTATCAGAGTTATTACTTTTCTTAGATTTTTCTTCTTTTACTTTTTTCTTTTCTTGATTATTCGCACCCCTAGATTGTTGTTCAGGAGCTTGATTTTGGTTTTGATTGTCTGTACCAAACACTTCTTGTTGTTTCTTTTGGTACTCTAATTGGTGTTCTTCTCTTTCTTCTTTAGCTTTTTCGCCACGTTCAACAACTTCGTTTACTCTGTTTGTTAAACCGGACATTTCTAAAGCATCTATTGTAGCAAGTTCACCAGTAGCAACTAATGTACTAAACGCTTGTGTTTTAGTTTGTAGATTATCAAGAGTATTTCTACCAATTGCAAGTTCTACATTTAAAGGACTTAAATCTTTCGATACCTTGCCAAGCATTTGTAATATTTTTATACCAACACCAAGTTGTTTTTGTTTACTCTTCTTAAAGAATAACTCTTTAAGCTTAGCAACTATCTCAATATCAGTCCAACCATTTCTATTAAGAACCGCTGTACCTGTATCCCCACCACTTGCTGTTTGTCTATCTGGAATACCTGTGATTACATTTCTAGCTTGTTCTAAATATTCTCTAATGTTGTTGATACTAGAACTTTCAACTTGTGGTGATATAAACTTAGCATCTACATTACCACCTTGTGGATGTACTAATGTAAGCAATCTATTTTGTTTTATGTTTGCTAATCCTTGTGAATCATCTTCAAACTCTGCACCTAAAATAACTAATAAACTTCTTATCGTACCTTCTATGTCATTTAAGGAATCACTAGCAACCATATTACTTGCGTTCATTACACTTATAGCTTGTTCCCAATCACCTGTTCTAAATACACTATTTTCAAACATTGTGATAGGGTTTTCACCAATCAAATTTGGCTTTCTATCTATAATATCTAATGAATCATTTAAAATAAAACTCTCTTTATCTGTATAACATAAATATCTATTACCTTCATTTTCGGTACTTATAATATGACATGATAATATCTGTGGGTTTGAAATAACATTACTATAAACGCAAAAAGTATTTCTAGGGTCTAAATTTGTAACGGTTATAGGTATTTCAGGAACATTATCTTCATTGATATCCGAACTAGGTAAAGTTATTTGATATCCAATACCACAAATACTACAATATGTAGCTGTATCTTTATCAACATTATAACTTCCTAAATCGTGATAAATGTCACTTAATACTTCAATATCATTTCTTTTACCAACATCTCTTTGAATATATTCTATAGGATTACCAAATGTGTAACCTACTATCTCTCTTGTAATAGGGTACGCATAATTAACAACAACTTGGTTGTTTATATTGCTAGTTTCTGGAGCAGACCTATATAAGATATCTTGGTCGCCTAAGAAATATTTAATAAGATATTCACAGTCATGTTGATTTCTTTTATGAAATACTAGAGCTTTTTCAACAACTTCTTTTATATTGTTAGCAGTAACTTCGTCATAATCTAAAATAATCTTTTTACGTCCATAATCTATTTTACGACTATAAAAAGTGTCGATTAATGAAGTACTGTTTGCATCATAAGTCATGCCTCACCCTCTTTCGAGTTTACCCTAGCTATCGCTTGTATTATATCATACTTTTGTTCGTATGTCAAATTCTGCTTAATAAAGATACTTATTCGCATTAATACTTTTCGCCTTTCCTACCATAGACATTCCTAAAATGTTTGTTATTAACCCAGCTAAACTATCTGGGAAGTCATCATGCTGTTTATTTTGCATCTTAGGGTTTTGATTCCAACTATATAGGTTTTGCATAGCATCTAAATAATCTCTATCACCTTTGATAAGGTCTGGGTTTTTAAAGTATAATCTATAAGTATTTTGCTCTGTAGCTATACCTTTGATTTCGTTTTGACAAGCAAGTATTCTATCAGCTTTACTCTTATTCGTAGGAGCATTATGTGTTGTAATATTACAACGATACCCACATGCTTTTAAATCTTGCTCAACTAAAGTCGCAAAGAAATCTCCACCGTTATTCTTTTCTATTCCCACTCTTGTTACATTATTATCTATGATTAAGTTCTTAACGTAAGGTCGTATATAATCATCTCCACCAAAGTTATGTTTAAATAAAACATGTTCGATGTACACTTCATTACCATACACATAACCCACTGGCATTGAAAAGTAGTCAGCACCACCATGTGATACGTCAGCATAAGCAACTATCTTGTCAGGCGTTTCACTTGGTAATTCGTTGTAGAAATTGATTGTATCTTTACTAAACACAATACCATCACGTTCTATAGGTCGCATTAAATACTTCGCACTAAAAATTACTGGGTCTTCGGATGCTTCAAGTTGTTTATAATAATCAACATCAAAACCTTTACCATAATCATACTTAAAGTTACTATCACCATTTTCATCATAACAAGGCACACTTATTATTCTTACTCTTGGGTTACTTCCGTCATCTCCATAAATCTGTATCAATCTATTTGTAACATCATGAATAGACCAAGGAGTATTGATATGAACTTCGGGGCATGGTCTATAAACCCCATCTTTGCCCTTTCTTTGCACTTTTCTATCTTGGATAGTAGAAGTATAAGTATAAAACAATTTCTCTAATCTATCAGGGTTATTTGCTGTTTCTACGTCTTTTACCAAGTCATCACAATAAAGTAAATTACTTGCTTCTGCCAAACCTGTTGTACCACCATCTACTGATTTAAACATCAAAGTATGGAATCTCTTCTCGTTGTTGAAGTCTATATACGAATACTCCGCACTCTTATTTACTATTCGCACCGTTGGGAATATATCATGAAATCTATATTCTTCACTCGTACAAATGTTCAGTACTTCGTTATAAAAAGATTGGGTAAGAGAGGCACTATGACCATTACCCAATATACTCCTATCTGGGTACAAACACGCCATGAATACGCAGAAGAAGATGCCTGTTGTGGATTTTCCAGACCGAGGGGGCATGTTTATACACAAAAAGTCCAATTTACCATCCGCAACATCTTGGAAAGCTTGGATAAGTCCAAACTTCTTTAAAATCTTTCTTCTAGGTAGATAAAATTGCTTTTCAATAGGTCTATTCCATTCTATCGCTATCAAAAACGATTCAAAGTCACCACAACGTGCCAATGTATCATAGCAATCAAGAACATACTTTGACGTATCAGCCTCTTTAACACCTTGAAAGGATTCTTTAAAAAGTATCTCTAAGCACTGTCTTGCAACATGCTCCGCCTTTTCAAAATCACTTAATTGCTCATAATCGTACTTCAAACCCATCAAAGCTTTTAAATAATTAAGAGTTGTTTTATCTTGTATCTGATTTAAGAGTTCAATTGTTTCATTGACTCTTTTTTCTATCGTATCTTTTATCTCACCAGATAAATTCGTAATTAAACCATTATTCACTTACATCACCTCTTTTTAAGACATAAGCATTATATTCCTCTAAAAGAGTTTCTTCTGTTTCATAATCGTTTAAATAATCCCAGATTAGATACTTATACTTATCTTTTATCCAATAACGGGAACTAATATACCATCTATAAATTGTCACATATTTTAAGTCATTATTTTTAAATTTATTCGCTAGGTTATACTTTATGTAATACCTTCTTTTTATAAAATCATCAAAGGTAAAGAAAGTCATGGGTTCACCTAGCAATTCTATAACTGTTTC